TTACTCATAATCATGTTTTTGCAGAACAAATGCTCCACTTGAATTTCCCACTCTTGTATAATATTTTATACCTACTCCGGGTGTAATAACACAAACTGTATTCTTATAATCATATATGGCATATGAGCCGTTGTCCAATGTAATCGTACAAAAACTCTCACCGGGATCTATTGTATAGTTTCTATATTCGCGGGTCTTTGTGTCCATATATGTCCCATCTCCATATAATTCAGTTCCAAAAAAAGAAATAGCATCTGAATTCACTACATCAAAAATTTTATCTGCACTATATGTACTACCTATTGGCTTTTTTATAGAATTATATCCATTAATACACAATATAAGAATTATTATAATAAATTCTATACTGCATATAGCAAATGCTATAATCCGCTCAATCGACTTTTTTTGCATAGGCGTTTTCCCCATTTATTTCTTCCGACTCTTGATTAAACTGTATCTCACGTCCAGTAGCTGTTGTATGCCGAAAACAAAAATAAGAAATTAGGAAATTAAAAATGAGATATTCACACTTACTGCATACTTTTGTTTTTAACGTATTAATAATTGTATACTCATATGTTAATATACATTACATTTACTAATAAAAAAAGCGTTTAAATGAACTTTTAAATCCATTTAAACGCTTTTTAAAATCACATTAAATAATACTCGTCTGTCTTCATAAATTCTTCAACAGCATCTTTATATTTTTCTGGAACTTCATCAATAGTCATTAAACCATATTTGATTCTTGATGCATAAAATTTAATATACACTTTCATTTTCTTCTTACTCATTGCCTTCTTCCTCCTCTTCACTGTTCATCAATTCAAGCATCATGTTTGACAAGGCATCTATACGACCTGTAAGTGTCGCCTCCACCTGTTCTACCTTGTCCATAGACCTAAACATGAGTAAAGCCTGTATCTGAGTAATGGCTCCCATTGCATCTTTAATAAAATTGATTGTGATACCTTGCAATTTAAGTCCTGTTACAGTCTCCTCACCACTATCATTTTGTACTGTCATAATCACTTTATTTGCATCTGTAAGCCTGTCCTTGAGTTGGTCAAGCTTTGCAAAATTATCAATTACAGTGACAAAAGTATCACCGTAATATGTACTAAGTTCTATCTCGGTCTTATCCTTTAATATCAATTTGCTCATTTAAAATTTCCTTTAATTAATAAACTCTATATGGCTAATTCCAGATATACTGTTATTAACGACCACATTTACCTGAATAGTTGCTTCTTGTCTATTGGGACTACTTACAGCAATTCCTATAGCAATTCTATGATGTCCTTGTAATTCTGACACATCCACATCAACGAAATATTCAGCACCATTTGGTATCGCCACTAAAGTATTCCACTGTCCTGAAGTTATAGGAACAACTCCATCTTTGTAACCCACCTTTTTTATAACACTTGCGTTTATTTTACTATTTATACTCGGAATATAGTTTGCAGGCAAACCAGTTGGTAGTGCCCACACAACGCCTACTAAAGCTCCTACACCACCAACCGTTCCCCATTTCCCACCATGTGGATACTTCAATCCTAATCGTATAGTTCTGAAAGGCGTTAAATTAACAGAATGTGCCAAAGTTACTGACTCCTCAAGCACTCTATCTTTTCGATATTCATGTAACCCTCCTCCTGAAGCTGAACTACCATTACTAAATCTTATAATGCCATCCCTTATTTCCGTTGCAGGCCTAGTATAACTAAGTAAACTGCTTCCCAATCCTATGTTCGCCACCCCTGACATTAAAACATTGTCAAAGGTGGCATTCCTAAAAGCCACTCTACCTGTGCCATAGTCCTCCATAGTTCCTATCATGCCATTCATGTTCACGTTTTTTCTGATATTCCACGGCTGAAAATTTGGTGATGGCAAGGCTACATAATTTGCTCCTTGTATAAAAGCTCCATTTTTTATTCCGACCACTATACATCTACCTACATTAGGCAAATCGTAGGCAAATCCCTGCCCGGAATGGCTAGGATTTGCAAGAATAACATCACCATGAGTGGCTATCCACCGTGGTATCGATCCTTCAAACTTTATTCCCTGCTGGCTTGAAGCAGTTTGCCACTGCAGTACGCTATCCGCCCCTGCTGTGCCTAATACGGATGCGTCTACTTCAACATGGGGATTATTATCATCTCTAAAATAATACGCATTGCCATGACCCAACTGCATAACCAGTTTACCTCTACCAGGGTCCATACCAAAAAGTTTTGCCTGATTATTAGTATAGTTATTTAGCTTAGTATCGACCATTTTAATTTGTCCTTGTTCTTCACAAGTTCTTGTATCACTAAGAGTTTTCTCAGGATGGTAATTTGTAGCTCTTTTTGCCAAGCTCGGCGAAACAACGACATAAGGATTCCACTGTCCACTCTCGTCTTTGTGGTAATACCCAGGTTCAATTCTAACAACATACCCACCATCAGGTTGATACATAAACATGTGCTCACAGTTTGGACCTCTATATCCTCGTATAGGTATAGTGCCTCTGGCTCCTGCTATGTTAAGACTTTCAAGCATTTTACTTGGATCTATCCCTATACCAGAGCTAAGGATTGCATACGGAATAGACACAGATGGCTTGTTCCCGTTTTGACTATAAAAACCTTCCTCAAATCTTGCTATAACCTTTGACTCAGCAGGTTTATTTTCAAATGATGATACATTAACAGAGTTTCCTCGATTTGCAATTTCACCTTCAACAATTTCATCATCACTGTCAGATGTAATTGTTCTATACCCACGTAAAACATGAGCTTTGCCAGCTGTCACATCATCCGATCCGACTCCACCTGCTCCACCTTTTAAGATAATTGCTTGACTCATCTTTATTCTCCCTTAATTGCAATAAAAAAAGCCGCCTTGGGCTTCTTTACATAACACATAAGTTTTAATTCTCCATTACTTACAATACATTTGTTTATGCAGGAATACGCTTTCTCTTGAGCTTTGATAATATCCGCTCTACTTTCGCCTTCGCTAATATGTTGTGATACTGTAGGAGTATCTCCATCTTTAAGAGTAGCTACTTGTAATATCTGTGTCCATGGTCCCGATCCAGTCCACCTGTCAGCCGGTACATTTACTACCGTCACTCTTTTCATATCAGTAATTTTATTTACGTACTCTGTTTTATCAACTTTTAGATGCAACAGATTTAACGCTTCAGCCTTTTTGATAAAATCGTTGGCTGATACTGATATCTTCACCTCTGCTGCTGTATCAAATGCAAAGCTTATTTGATAATCATACTCTATTTCTCTCTCTGATATAACCGGTACCTTTTCACCTGCTCTATCCTGTCCTACAATAAAAAGTATCTCTTCTGTGCCAAATCTTGCATATATACCTATCTGCTTTAATTGATACTCTTCTGTTACATCTAAATTTGTAAGAGTCAGCTTTACTACCGCTACATTATTTTCAATATTAACACTATTTACTTGCAGGCTCTGCTTTCTTCCTGCTATCTCTACAAGTCTTTTAGGCTCAGAGCTAACTATATCTGAAGAAACAGCTTTCGTAATCGTTATTGTGCTTCCCGTTACTATACTAGCTAACTTCCTACTACCTGCTTCAGTTAAATAGAACTTCATTCGACCACCTCAAACTTCATCTTCTTATGCGTAAATTCACCAACTCCAATATATATTGTAGCAACTTCATCCCTTGGCACAGAATTTATAAACTTATAATCAAAGTGTGCCGGGCGGATATCTTTAAAGAACTTCTTTGCAATATCCATATTTTCAAGAAGTGAAGCACTTCCAACATATATATCAAATCTACATCCTACTTCCTTTATTTTTACTACATCAGCATTTAAAAGACTTTTTATTGTATCCTCAAGGTTTGCAATTGTAGGAAGTAGCTTCTGATATTTCTTTACAAGTATCTTGAGTCTTCTCTGTGAAATTGATAGCTCTACATTAGGCTCTATAGCATAATCTCTTTCAAATCGTTCAATTGTATCATTACAACTGAAAATATTAAATTCATTGCTTAGTTCCTCAAAAAAACTATATAAATACTCAATTTCAACATCTTCAGCATCTATAAGTTCCTTCATCTGCTTTATCTTATACACAAAAAGTGGCAAATTATCTTTTATCATCTTGCTACCCCTATAGATATACTTGATATTATCGGGAAGCTTCCGGATTCAATATCTATTGATACATTATTCTTGTTTATGCTCATAGTGTCCACATCTGTTACATTCTGAATACTAAGTAATATATTTAATATCTTTGCATATGAAACTCTTTGTCTTAGTGTTGTATCAAAATCAAGTTCTGATAAATATGTATTTAAATTCTTTTTAAATGCTGTTTTAATATCATCTAAATAAGATTCATTTTTGACTCTTATTGTTGCGTTTATTTCAATCGGAAATGTTGTTGCTGCCTTGATTAATACATTTGCACCTGCCAACTTATTTGCCTCAATCACATCTTTAACCTTTTTAATCAGCGATTCATTTGCAGCTTCATTGCCTTCAGCTACAATCAATACATCTACTGTTCCCGGTCCTCTTGCAAGGTCTATAACTTTTACCTTGTCCACACCGGTAACACTTTTAGCTGTAGCCTTATACCATGCAACGTTTCCATATCCAACTACATTAGCCTCTGATTCATGTATCCTCTTTCTATAATTCTCATCACTCTCCCTGTCATATCCGCCTGATGATACAGTATCAATTACAACCTTTGAAAGTCCTATATATCTCTCTAAAAACTTCAACTTTGCATTTGGATATAATCTATATCCACTTCCTTTAGCTGCTGCAATACCTGTAACTGTTACCACACCTGAGTCACCAATTATGTAATCTCCTCTTACATAAAAAATAACTCCTGTATCTTCAGATTTAATTCCTGTACCGTCTGCAACAGTCTTTCCTATTTCTCCATATATTTTAAATACAGCTTCTTCATAAGTTGCTTCTAATCGTTGAATGTTATGTTCGAATTTTCCAAGTCTATCAAGATCCTCTCCTGTTGCAGTATCAACATGAATCCTATCTAATAATGTACCAACCTCATAACTATAAAATTTAGCTAATTCATTCGCTACTGAGGATAGATTATCATATGTAAAGCTTCCTTCAATCTTTGAAGCAGGGTTTTGTACCTTTTCTTTTAATCTATATAAAATCGCATTATAGCTATTATCCATTTGATACCCTCATCTCTTCCTCGATTTTTCCATATATTGTACTTACAATGAATTTAACCTTTATTTCTTGACTCTTTGAATGTAAGAAGCTGAAGTCACCTACATCAACAATATACGGATTTACTAAAAGTGCCTCTTGTATATATCTTGATATTTCACTAAAAAGAATATCTTCATCCTCGACCGTACCAATTAATATACTTACTTCATTACCGTATTTATTACTGTAAGCATTAAATATAAATCTTTCAGTTTTTAAAGCCTTATATATCCATATTTTTAAAGCTTCGTTCCCTTCGACCAAATAATATTTACCATGCTTTATTTTCAATTCTTCTCTTCCAAAGTCAAATGCCCACTCCCTATACATTGGAAGCCTTTTTTCATCTGAAATTTTAGCGACCGAAAGTTCAGGGAAAATATTCATACTCCTACCACCTTGCTCAATATGTAAAAGTTATCCATTACCCTTTGCACTACAACATAATCACCCGGATTTATTTTAATTGTATTTAAAATGCTTTTTAATGCTTCTTTTAATTCTGTTTCTCCAGTATTAATACTATCAGGTTCTAGCTCCATTACCATAACCGGATCAACATTTAAGTTTACACTTATATCAACCTCTCCTATTCTTATAGTAAGAGGTTTTATACTAAGTACCTTAGCAACTTCCAAGTTATATCCGTTTAATGCTGCTCCACGTTGTTCCATTATTTTACTAAGTTCAGTATAAGGATTACTCATTTAAGACCTCCACTGTCAAACTCATTGTATGCTCTCCACTACCAATGCTATGACTATCACCTGTTACAAGAAACTTTCCTGTAAATCCGTTTGAAATATCCTGAATAATAACAGCTTTACCGGATATTACATTAAAGTTACCTACAGCATTAATATTTGAAGTATCATTTACACCAACGAGTTTTTCTTTTGCAGATACAGAAACATCTTTGTCTTTTTCTGCTTTTATAACATCCTGTAATATTCCATACTTTAAGTTTTCTTCAGCTGAAGTTTCATACACTTTCCCATTCTTATCATCAAGAACAATAACACGGTTTACCATGTTTTCCATGCTCTTTTTATAGTTTGCATCCATAAGATTTGCTTTACCGGATATTACAGCAACTACTTCACTGCCCTTCTTTCTTACTTCGACCTTTTCTCCTACAGCAGTTATGTAGTAATTATCTCCATAGGCCTCAGATATTGCTTTGTATATTGTCTTGTCTCCTGTACTTATTACCGTTTTATCTACTGCAACACTTTCCAACCTTCCTATAGGAATCTTAAACTCGTCAAGTATCTTTCTTGTTATCGTCTCAGCACTTCCTTTATAAACACCTGCAAGCTTATTTTTGCCTAAGTACCATAACACATCTCTTGATGTTATTGATACATCACTACCGCTTAAAGAAGAGGAAACTTCTGTAACTACTCCTACATACAGTAGTCTGTTTTTATCATCAAAAAGATTGATACTGTTGCCTATCTCAACCTTAACCAAAGGCATTGAAATTTTAGGATTATATAGATATGTGAAGCTTAAGCTCCTTGACCTTTCATCAATATCACCACTCCATGTGGCATTTACACAAAGATTAGTTATATCTTTATCATTAGCAATAATTCTCATGGTATAAGTATTTTCATCCCTTCTCTAAGCTTTTTAGGATTTATCCCTCCGTTTGCTTCAGAAATCTTTTTCCATTTTTCACCGCTTCCATAATATTTTTTTGCAAGTCCCCATAATGTTGTCTTACTGTTTACTATTTCAATATTGCCTGCTTTAGGGGCATTTTCTGCCCCTCTATCAGACAATACTACATCTGAACTTTTTACCGTGTCCCCATCTTTTTTTAATATGCTTACACTTTCAACCGTTGGTATATCAATATCCTTAACCTCTGTAAGCTTTAATTCAATATAAACATCAAGTTCTCCCTCTTTAAGAGTAATATTTTTACTGTCTAAGATTGCTTTAAAGTTCATTGTAGGTTTTGATACAATAAATCTTAAAGTTATATCTTCAGTAATCCATTTGTTTATAAGTTCGATATCGGAATCTAAAGAGCCTCTTCTTCTAAATCTTGATTTAGATGATGGAAGGAATGTTGATATACTTACAGTTTTCAATCCTCTTTTTCCCGGAAAATAAACATCACCAAGATTATCTATATTCTCTCTTATATTATCTCTTGACTCACTTATTGTTATACCGGATGGATTAACATTGAACTCAATACTATTACCATTTATATCTTTTATTAATATAGCTCTGGTCTTTCTCATCTATCCACCTGCTTCATCTTCTTAACCAGTTCAGTTGTAACCTTATCAATATCCGCCTCTTCTCTTATAACCATAGAACCAATATTAATATTTACCGACTTACCTCCAAGCATTTTCTGTGTATCTGAATTTGAATGTACTTTACTACCTGCAGGTAAACTTACAAGCTCAGGTCCATGCTCTCCTACAGTAGTATATCCTCCACTCCAGTAGCTTGTTCCTGTTGCATTTGCTCCAACAGAGTTCTTTCCACCGCCTATAAACCCTGCAACATTCTTTACAGCTCCTGCAACAGCACTGACTCCCTTGCCAATTCCATTAATAATAGGCTCTATTACACTCCAAGCAGCTTTTACTACAGCTTCTATAGCCGGAAATGCTTTTTCAAATGCAGATAAACAAAGGTCTACCGCTGCAATTATTAAGTCAAATGCTCCACCTATCACTGTTCCCATTGTACTTAGAACTCCACTTACTATAGGCCCCATAGTCTCTATAATTCCTTGGAATAATTGAGAATGGCTTCCAAGCATTGTGAACACTGCACCTATTTTCTCACCTACAACAGATATTATTGAGGCTATTCCCGGGAAAATTTCAGCTATATAGCTTCCAAGACCTTGTATTATCGCACTTGCTACAGGTGCAATTGCTGTAATTACACTTCCGATAGCATTTATAGCATTAACTATTACAGGTGTAACACTTTCAAAAGATAACCCCATTCCACTTACAGAACCTGAAAAGATTTCTCCAAGTGTTGTCATTATCGGACCTACTGCATCAAATACCTGTCCCATCGAGCTTTCAAATGCAGGCATTGCATCCATTACATTAGATAAAGCATCTGTAATAACAGGTAACGCTTTTTCACCTACAGATGTAAGCATTACAGCACCATAGTTTTTAATCTTATTTGCCATAGCGGCTACAGATTTGTTCTGCTGTTGAAATGCTCCTTCTGCTGCTCCTGATGCCTTAGTCATTGCATCTGTCTTAGTTGCAAAATTTTCAGCCTGTGAACCTGCCAGTGCAAGTACCGCATTCTTAGCCTCAACAGATGAAAAAAGACCTGCAAAGGCAACTTCATCACCATTTACAGAGTCTTTTAATTTGTTAAGTATAGATCCAAGGCCTTCACTTTCAAGTGCAGCAGCTCCTGAGGCATACCCCATCTTTTTAAGTGCTTCACTCATTTCTGTTGAAGGTGACATAAAGCCTTGCATTGTAGCTTTAAGCTGTGTAGTAACTTCTGCAGTTCCTCCGGTTACACCTGTAAGTGTAGCCATTGCACCAAAGAGTTCTTCTTGGCTTACCTTTAGAGTAGATGCAAGCGGTATTACCGCACCCATACTGGAGGCAAGTTCCGGGAAACTTGTTTGACCTAATTTTACAGTTTCAAATGCTAGATCCGCTGCCTTACCTACTGCCTCAGCTGAGGTATCTCCATATCCCTTTGTTACAGCTGAGAGCATTTTAACAGCTTCAGACGTTTCCGCATTACCTGCCTTTGCAGCTTTTGCTGCAATCTCAAGCTGTTTTGTTGAGTCCGCACTCTCTCCAAAAGCAGACACAACTTCATAAAGTCCGCCTGATAAATTATTAAGGTCTACACCTGTATCCTTTGATATGGTCTTGAGGCTTTCTCCCATTGATGAAAGCTTGCCTTTTACATCACCGTCAAGCAATGTACCAACGTTTGCCATTCCTTTTTCAAAGTCTATTGCTGATTTTACAGCCATTCCTCCGGCTGCTGCAATTGCCGTAAATCCTGCTGCTCCTGCTGCAAGTCCCAACTTTGCTATTGCTCCACCAACAGCTTTTACTCCATGTGCGACAAATCGTATTACCTTATTATCTTTGATTGTAGCAAGTCTTGAAGCTACATTTCTAATGCCCGATATCGCTTCATGTACTCTTGATCTGATAGTTACATTTCTATCTCTCAAGTTCTCCGTCTCAGTTTCTACATTGTCTATTGCTGATACAGCACTTTCTGTATTTGCCGATACGCTTACACTTCTGTCACTTAAATTTTCTGACTCGGTTCTGACATTTTCTATTGACGATACAGCACTTTCTGTATTTGCTGATACGCTTACATCTCTATCACTTAAATTTTCTGATTCGGTTCTAACATTTTCTATTGCAGATACAGCATTATCTGTATTTGCACTAACAGTTATATCATTAGCATTTGTACCGTTAAGCTGTGATAATGACTCTCTTGCTCTTCCGATATCTGATTGAAAGTTTCTTGCAGCTTGTGCTGCTCCTCTAAGTACTCCGGTTACATCATCCTGTAGCCTTATTACTCCACCAAAAACATCCATCAGCCTTCTCCTACAAGTACATCAGCTACTGCCTCTTTTATCAATCTCTTTTGTTGCTCTTCGTTAAGTTTTGCCAATGCCTCCAAGACTACTTTTTCGCTTCTTGTAAAGCTGTCAAGTTCTCCAGGCAAAATCCCAACACTAAGGCAGTAGCCATATAAATACGCTTCATGTGAATAAATCAGCTTTTTTTTAACTCGTCAACATCCGATACTGTAGTCTTATCTTTCATTCCTGACAAAGCAAGAACTTCATTTGCAAGCTTTGTCCTATCTGCAGGAGTAAACACATCCATTATCTCTAAATGTGTTTTTATGATCTTCTCTCCAACCATATATGTTGCAAGTTCCTGAAGAGTCTTTGAAGCATAATAAATTGTATATTTATCAACTACTACATTGTTCTCCGAATAGTTAAAACAATCATTTAGCTCCTCAGAACTAAGTCCTCTAAGTTCTATCTCTTCATCCAGATCACCAATATAATATCTTTTTACCTTGCGTTTTTTTCTCTCCTCCATCTTTTTTAAAGCTTTATCCGCAAAAGACTTAAAAGTCAAAACTTTCTTTGTATCTACCATGATTAAATTACTCCTTTATTTCATCTAAACAAATCATATCTGACGGAGTAAATGAGAATGGAAATTCTACTTTTACTACCGCACCCATTTCATAATCAAGTGGAAATTCACTTAAAGCAACATTGCCTATCTGATATCTTTCTATTTGTCCTCCGATTGCATCAGGATCTGCAAGTGTTGTCATTATAGTCCCCCTAGGATCTTTCCCTTTTAAGATTTCTTTCCTAATACTTTCAAATGCAGAATAAATCTTGTTTATAGATACGGTACCCTCGCCTTTCAGCCCGGTTATCTTTGTATCTATGTCCATTCCCATCTGAACTTCTTCTCTGTTCACTGTGGTTTTTACACTGATTTTTGTACATCCTGCAATTTTCAATCCATTATAGAAAATTTCAGCATTTGTACCCGAAAGTACTCTTTTACCCGTTATCTTCTCTTCCATAAGCTCTCCTTAAATCTCAATTCCCATATCCAGATCTTCCATAGCATCTACAAACTTAAATTTAGCTCTTATAGCTATATGACTACCTGTATTGGCTTTGTTCAAGTCAATCTCAGTCATCTCTGAAGTATCTTTCTTTTTCTCTTTTTCAAGATACTTTTTTATCCAGGCCGTATTCAGCGAAACTTCAATATCTTCATCTTTGTCTATAACTTCTCCGGCTATATCCTGAAGATACGAATGTACAGCACCTACAAAAATCTGCTTTTCGTCGTAAGTATTATTTTTCTTACCTACATACTGATCCTCATAAGTTGATTTTATATCACTTCTGACCATGTCAGATCCTTCAACAATTTTTATTTTTTTAAAGTCAGCCGGTGCTTCCTCAGATATAGTTACAAGTGAAGTAACTCCTCTTGCAATCTTAAACTTCTCACCATCAAATATAATAATAAATTTTCCGGCATTTATATCCTCATCCGGATTTTTTGACTGCTTTATATCAACAATTTCCTTGAGAACCTTATAAGTTGAAGACTCCTTGATATTTACTCCTGCCAACAAACCTGCAATTCTTGCTGTATAATCTTCAGGCTTGATTGTAATGACCTCGCCCTTGTAAACAATTGATATGTTTGTCGTTGCAAAATTTACTACTGCCGGTGAATCTGCAGCCTGATCTACAAGCACAGCCTTACCCTTCTTGTACTTCTTCTTTTTCTGACTGTCAAAATAGCTCGCAAAAAGAGCACCCTCTTCTTTACTTAAGCAAGGTGCCGCAAACCAGTCAAATTTCAAATTTTCAATCAGCTGTTTACATTCATCTACATTAATGCCCATTTCTTTAGTTACAGCCCTTACTACTATAACTTTGTTCGGATTCCCCATAAAACACAAGTCAATTATTCTAAAATTATCTGCAGTCCAGTCTTCTTTTACTACATCCTCTATCTCTGTATAGGCATTTATTACCGTTGTTTTAGTGCTGTCTTTAAGTAATAGTAATACAACTCCTCTACTGCTTCTTGCAACAAAGGAAACTGCCTTTTTATAAAATTCAATATTTATACTTGGTAATCCCATTTACCCTCCTTATTTAAAAACTAATGCTTTTACAAACTTCTGCTTCAGGCTCTTTAATATTCATATCATCAAAGAAATCCAAGTTGAATGTTATATGCAGTGTATCATCCGCAATACTTGATCCGATATTCAAGACTTTCAAAAATCTATCTCCCACTTTAAATCCTATACCTATTCTACCTGTTATCAGCTCTACCATCTCATACATGTCTTCATTACTACTTTTACTTTTTTCCATAAAAGTAATATCAACAAGAATCAACTTCTTACAGCTCTTGCCATCAAGCTGTACAGATATAGAAAGTGGTACAAGTTGTATATAGAGCAGTGGAAATGCTGACTTATCAATCGTTTCAATCTGCTCTATATCTTCAGCAAAAATATTTAATCCCTGTTTAACTTCATTTAAAAGCCTTATTAAAGACATTTTAATATTATTTAAACTAAGCATTAAAAAGCCTCCTTTAACGCATTCACCATTGCTTCGATATCACTACTGTAATTGGACTGTTTATAGTTTGCTATACCTCTTTCAAGCATATACTGACCTCTTGTCATTCCGCCATTCTTTGTTCTTCTACCATAATTAACAGCCGGGCCATAGACTATATTATTTTTTATCCAAATAATATAGTCATTTCCCTCCTTGGTAACTTCATTGTACCAATTTCTTCTCAGATGCCCTGTAACAACCGGAGTCAAGTCCTTTACAGAATCGACTGCATGCCTGCCTATCTTCATTGCTTCTCTTTCAAATATTTCTGACTGCCATGCCTCAAGACCTCTTTCAAGCATATCTGCGATCTCATTCATATCCCTCATCAAACCACCTCTTCTATCTTCAAACTTGCTTCTATGTGTGACGGATATTTAAAGCTCTTTCCTGCTCTGCCTGCAATGATGTCTCCTGAACTTGTTCTAACTTCTATAAAGTCCTTATCCCTTATATCTATGTTAGGAGCTGCGAATATAACATACTCTTCACTCTTTTCATAAGCTATATCAGTTCTGCCCGGTTCTGATTTTGTAGACAAACTAAGACCACATGGAACATTGTCATAAATTAGTTCTTTTTCACTTTTACTTTCGCCATAATCAGTCTTAAAAAGCTTGTATCTGTAAAGCCTTAGCTTATCTTTGTATAGCCGGCTTAATATCCTCGCCTCACTTGTCACTTTCCTTTTCCTTAGTCTTTTTTTCGCTCTTATTATCTTTATCTTTTATTTCAGAATCAGGCTCAGAATCCTGCTCCCTATATCTAAAAAGATATGATAACTTTTCACTATCCTTCATCAATCCATCCTTATCTTTTTGTACTTGCTAAATGCCCTTAAAAGCTTTTCATCAAAATAACTGCTATCTATAGCAGTATAACTTATTGATGTATCTCCTCTTTCAATTGAAGTAACACCATCTAATACGCTTTCTTTATACGCTTTTACTACCATCTCCCTAATTGCAAAGTTAAGCCCCTCAGGAAAATCCTTTCTGTTAAGGTAGCTTATAATTGCACTCCTGGCATCATCAATCATGATACCAAGTAGTGCATCACTTTCAGTGTCGGTAATTCCAAGCAGTGTTTTTATCTGCTCAAGCATATATTAAGCCTCAGTACTGATTCTTATGCCCTTAATGCTTGAATCTTTGAGCCATAAATCATGATACTTTCTGTATCCTATAAACCATGCATCCGCCTTCTGATTAAGTTCCGGAGTAATAATCTTTGGTGCATCCTGCTTACATACTGCAATAGCTGCCTTTTTTGGCATAACAATATAGTTGATCTGCTTTGCAGTTGACTTCTTTTTAAATCCGGCTTTCTGTCCTGAAGACTCATTTCCCTTAAAGAAGTCATACTCTGTAAACAAAAGAGCTGATGGAACCTGAATTATTGGACATTCATCAATACTTCTTACCTTTGTTGTAATTTCGCCTTTCTTAAAATCAACCTGTGTAAGAGTTTTTGTAAATGTCTCATTCTGATTTAAAAGCCCCCTTGCTTTACCATTTATAACAACAACAAGTTCTACGCTTTCACCTACCTCATCTTTGATAGCATCAATATCACTTGTAATAGATTTATAAATATTTTTCTCTGTCAGTGCTGTACTCTCAGCTCTTATATTAGATGCTGCCTTATCCTTTACTATCCCATGAATTTTAGAATATCTATATGCATCTACCTCCGGAACAACCTGAGTTCTCTGAAATTCACCTAATACATTTGAAGCTGATGCCACAAAATTTGTTTCTTCCACATCCATTGCATCCAGAGTAAAGCCCTCACCTCTATCCATTGTCATAGTCATAGTTTGATATGATAAATTAACTCCACCTACAGGATAACCGTCAGTTCTTGAATAATCCTTAAGTCCATCCATAATGATTGTTGGAATCTTTACTTCCCTACCACCGTTATAAATAATGTTTCCTGCATTCTCCTCCATAAACCCACTTGTAAGTTGCTCAACCATAAGCTTATCAAGTTCATTTTGAAATACCGATCTTGTTCCATTAATATTCAACGCCATTTTAAATCTCCTTAACCTCTTAATCCTGCTCTAATTATATCTGCTATAGAGCCTGTATCCTTATCTATGTTTCCTTTACTTCCTTCAGGACTTTTCCCTTTTGCCACTTCTCCAAGTTTTTTCTCTACCTGATCGCCAAGAGCTTTTTCAAAAAGCTTTACAGCAGCCTCAGTATCCTCAAGATTCCCTCTTAATATCAAAGGCATCAACTCTTCAGATAATCCTTTAGTCCTAAGAATATTTTTAGCTTCAGCCTCAATCTCTCTTCTTGCAAGATCTTCCTCTCTTTTTGCAAGTTCCTTTTCTCTATCCTCTAAGCTCTTTTCAGGTGCTTTTTCAGATGTCTTATCTTCAGGAGGTTTTTCATCCTCTTTATTTTCATCCGTCTCACCTTCTTTAGGCTTATCATTTGGATCCACAGTAACTTCTTTGGAATCCTTAGAGTTTTCATCTTCAGCAGGTATTTCCATATTATCATTTGACTTTTCGTCATCTACAATATTTGAAAGTTCATTCTCGGGACTATTTACCGGATCCTTATTCTCAGTTTCTACCTCCGTAATACCTTCCTTCTTTTTGTCCTTTTTTACTTCCTCCATTAAAGCTCCTTTCAACTTAAAAAAGACTCTGAAAAATTTCAAAGCCCACTTTTTATAAAATAAAAAAGACTGCATTAGTTACAATCTTTTCTAATCTCGGTTTTATTATAGCGTCACACACTATACCACGTTTAAAACACGTTTAAACACCGTTTAAATTCGTTTAACTATTTTCACTTGAACATTTATACCCTAATGCATTTAAGTGCATTTAAACGCAAAATATAGCCTTGTACTTTCCTATATCTCTATAACTTCTGATATTTCACTTTCTCTTAACTCATACCCTACTCCATCAGGCTTTGACCATACAAGAATCATATCTTCATACGTATCATCATCACACACTATACAATCGGGCTTACAATCAAACTCTCTTCCATCTGTCAATATAATATGTGCTTCTTTACCCATATTACTTAAGTCATCTAATTTATATATTTTATTCATGTCCATCTACCTCTTTTGTTGGATATAAGTGTACACCTTTGTTGGTATATCGTATACATATCCTTCTTGTTTCTTCGTATTTATTTGTACTTCTATTATAGCATCTTCCTATTGCTCTATCTACAGAAACGTACTCTGACATCACATTTTTGTTTGCCGGATTATATACAAAAATTCCTTTTCCACTATATTCTTTTATTATCTGTTCAATATCTTCAGTTTTATAAAAAAATGATTGTGGTGTAATGCTATTTTCTCTTCCTCTTGTGGCCCATGCTTGTTTAAATCTGTTTAAAAATGGTTTGCTTCCTTGTATGTGTTCCAACTGCTTGTTTTTTTGTACTTTTAAGTTTACTTCCCCATTTTTCAAACTTTCTTTAAAGTCTTCAATAGTTGGTATAATAACTTTCATCTCATTGTATTTAGTTTTATCATCATTATACTTAATATTTAAAAATTCATTAAATGACATTTTTCTCTTTTGAACATATTTTTTTAATTCATTATACTCTTCCTTATCCCTCTTACTATTCCTATCCTTCTTGTTTTCCAGGCTCATCCGTCCCTGCTCATCTTTTGAAAGACCGTCATACCAGTCCTTATAGCTTAGATTCCCATCAACTTCATAGTTCTTTCCATCTGCTCCTCTAGCTAATCTTTTTAAAGGCTTCGTATCTGCCATTGTGGTACTCCTACAGTTCGGATGCATAGGCGGATAATTCTCTCCGATCTTGGCATCTTTTAAAGGAAAACTCTTCATGTCAAGTTCCTGACATATTAAAGAAGTTTTTCTATCTAAAGTAGCAAGATATATATATTGTTCTATTCCACATTCCTTATACGCATCCTTTGTGGCTTCTTCACAAACCCTTGCAGATTCCGTTCGTATAAGCATTTTTGCATGGCTCTTTGACACATCAACTCTTTCTAAAAGTCTCTTTGTCATTGTGTCAATTGAATCACCTCTTATAAAACCTTTGGTTAAAGTATCTTTTAAAGTACTTCCAAGCTTATTTACATCCTTCCATATACGCTTTGAAAAGCTGCTCCCGGCATAACTTCTCATAATTACATTCTGTATAAGTTTAGGATTAGGGCTTACAAAGTCCTTACCAAAGCCCATACCCTGCTGTACTCTGAACACTCCCCTAAAATAGCTGTCTGTATACTCTGTAGAAAGATGCTCATACATATTTACTTGATTTTCATTTGCTACAGATAATGCCAAAGCATTTATTCTCTCTTGCATCAACTCAAGATGTGTTATGTATCCGCTCTTTGACTTCATCCTAAGACTCTCTTCAATAAGCTTTATATTCTTCTCTATAGCATCTGAAACTTCTTTAGGAAGATTTACATTTGAAAGTTTTGCTTTTTCTTCCGTCAGTTTTTTAAGAAGTTCTCTTATATCAGCTGCCTGACTGCTTGTTAAAAGCTTTTCATTACTCTGTGCAAGTAGTGACTTGCTCTTATCAAGCTTCTCATATAGTTCTCTTATCTCTTCTTCAAGTTCTTTTGATACTTCATTATAAGCTTTTCCAAGCTTGTTTTTTATATAGTTTTCTGCCCTATTTGTAGCAAACTTCTTATCCCTTAAAGCTCTTTTTTTCCAATAGTCACTACTTTTCATATATTATATTGGCTCCATAAAAAGGCCTTCACTTTCCTTAAGCTCTTCCTCTATAGTTTCAAGCTCCTTATCAGTATCACGAATAATACCGGCAGGTAACATGTCAAGCTGTGATCTCTTACTTACAACTCCTGTAAGTTTAGTAACGTTATCAATAATTTCAGATACATTTTCAGTGAAGTTTCTTGTGTACTTCTGCTTTACTGTAGATGCATCATAATTTTTTGATTTTTTCCAGTTGATCCAGTCTGTAATCATGCTTATTTTCTTTGCTTTTGCAAGTCTCATTCTGTTTTCTTTCATTATCGCAAGTTGCTCAAGTCCTATAAGCTTATATTTTATAGCAATTCCGGACAAATCCCCGGCAAAGCTTTCATCAGTCAATGCCGGTACTTGAGACACAAAGAAAATATCTTTAAAAATTCGATTTTTAAAATCTTCACTTGAGGTATTGTCTCCACCTTTTTCAAGAAACTTAGCATCTCCTTTTTCATCAAGATACATTATTCTCTTATCTTTTAGAGCAGCATCACTATCACTAAGTAAAATATCTTCTCCGTCTTCATCTACCAGTCCACCTTCAGCTCCTTTTATCAAAAGATATGCATCTGTAAAGTAATCCATATCATTTGCCGTATTACTTTCAGCCCTATCATAAGCATCTATAAGACTTATTACGCCTTCATAGTCTGAACTCATCTCCTGTGTGTTCCAGTAGACGATCAGAGGCACATCATTAAGATAATGTTTTCTTATATCTACAAGTGAAAATCTTCCATTGCCTGTTTTTCTTTTAAACTCATACATATCAGTTTTATCATAAACAACAGCTCTTTCCTCTTTTAAGTTGCCATCAAGATTATATATTGCTGATAGTTTTATAAATCCGTTTAGGAACTCATCCGGAGAAGCACTGTAAATAGGTATTATTTCTTCAGCTCCATACTGTCTACTTCTAAGTTCACTCTTCTCCGTTATATATATAAGTTCATATGCAATACCTTTTTTACTGGCTTCCTTTGAAATTTCATAATCAAAATTGTAATTATCATCAAGGTAAGGAATCAATTCTTTTTTATAATCCTCATCCTCAATTAAATACTCTACAGGTTTACCTACAAAATAAGATGTCGCCATATTGGTTATGTATCTTGCAAAGCCATGAAAAAGTTTGTTATCCGGCTTTTTCCCTTTCATAAACCTTTTAGCAATACCATCATTTTTAACTTCATAGTATCTATCAAGCATTTGATAATGTCCTACAAATTCAAGCTTGAACTTATTAACTATTTTTGTTACGAAATCTTCATCAATAACTTCATCCATGTCAAAATAAAACATATATTACCTACAATCTAAGTTTTGACTTCTGTCCAAGTCTGGCTTTCTTCTTGCCCTTAACATCACCATTAATAAACTCTACAAGACCTGTCAATGTATCCTCTGCATCATCATGATCGTTCTTGCCTTTTCTTTGATACTTCTTTATATGTCTTGCAAACTCCGGGTATTTCTTCTCCCAGTCCTCAGGCATTATAATCTGATCCATCACATTACTTGCATTTGCAAGTATTCTGGTCTTTTTATTCTTGCTTTGTGAAAACCATGTAACCATACATTTAAAAGCCTTTAACTCCTTTAAAAACCTTATTACATTTCTTGCAAATCCTCGGCCACCGTTATTACTCTCTATCAGGCAATCTCTAACACCACAAAAAGCTAATCTTCTTGCTGTTTCCCTTTCAGTAACTTCCATAGCCTCGTCAGTATAATAAATATCAAGTACATAGCCATATCTTTCAATTACGGCAGCAGCTATCATACATAAATAATCTGCTCCTGTGTCAGCTGTATCTACATATGCAATAACTCTCTCAGCCTTGTCAGTGTCAATGACATCATAAGTCTTAAAGAGTCCGTAAAGACTTCCTTTCTTATCTACAGGCTCCTGCATGTAGTTAGCAAGCCATATATCCTCATCAAGTGTAGCAGCCTTCATCTGTAAATCCTTTGTAGAGTACAAATCTTCACAAATACTGCTGCCATCCTCAGTCAATGCTGTAAGCTTTAGCTCATAACATCTTCCGGGGAACTCTGCCATCAGTCTTCCTGCCAGATCGTCGCTCGCCCACCTTGTCTGAATTACTATTACTAAAGCACCATCAAGCATTCTTGATTGAAAAGTGTTCTTATAAAAGTTCCATATCTCATCCTTTTTGTTATCATCTACAGCTTCCTTTGCATTCTTAAGCGGATCATCAATAATACCGATATGCCCTCTCATACCTGTAATACTTCCATCAAAGCTTGTAGCAAGATAACTCATGTATGAACCTTCTACACTCCATCTTTCCATAGCTCCGTCACCGTATTTGATTTTAAGCTTAGGAAAAAAGCTTTTTACCGCATAGTAATCAAGGTCTCCTTTTATTTCTTCATCCTGAATCGCTTCTCTTACACTCTTTGAGAATGTGAGAGATAAGGTCTGATTGTAAGATACTGCTATAACCTGTGTTTTAGGATTATTTCCAAGTACCCAAGTAATAAATGTGCTTGCTGTGTAACTCTTTCCAAAGCCCGGAGGCTCATTGATTATAAGTATGTCTGCAATTTCTCCGGTTTTACTTTTAAGTCTTTTTTCATATGCTGCTTGTAGCGTTTCACAAATTTGTGTCTGATACTCTCTTTCAGCTTTAAAAAACTCCGGGTTTCTTAGATTGCAAAATGTTCTAAAGTCTTTGATACCCTTTTCTATATTTCTTCGTCTTATAGATTCAGGAGAATTGTCAAGACCTTTCAGCCCTGCTTCCCTGTCTCTATAATCCTTGGCAAAATTTAAAAAATCATTCATATCAGTACTTTTCATGACTTAAAATCATAGCAGCTACATCATGTTCCCTTCTAATACTTTCAGCACTAACTGCATCATATCTATGCCTATTATCTCTATCCCACTGCCTTTTATACTCTTTTCTCTTAAGCTTACCTGCAGCCTTTCTTCTTTCCTTCTCATGTTCATATGCTTCACATGTAGATAGGTAACCCTGTATACTTCTTCTACTCTTTTCAAGTAAAATTGCTATGTCGTTTATCTCAAGGCCGTCATTAAAAAACATATCATAAGCCTTATCTTTCCAATCTTTCATTGCCACTTCCTCTTTTTGTCGGATTAAAAAAGGGCGTGACAATAGACTGTACATCCATGTCTTACCCTTTGATATTGTTTTTCATCTCTTCTTCAGTTTCATTAGCAAGCTCTGTAAGAATCTGTGCAACATCAGGATGTGATGCGGCAATTTCTTTGAATATCTTCTCCTTAAGCACGTTCATAGCGGTATGAATATCCCCGGCATTCTCTCTTGCCTTAATCTTAAGTCGTTCATTATTGACCTGTGCACTTTGCAGAGTCGCTATAGATTTTGCAACGCTTGCCATCTCTTTTGCTTTCATTTCCCCATCCATCATAGCTTCCATAAGGATTTGGCTCATAATCATATTATTTGCCTCATGCAGCTCCGTTGGTGGTCTGTCAACCTCATCTTCAGCTAAAAGCTTTGCAAACTGTTTTGCCACCCTTACAGATTCAAACCGCTTCAGGTATTTTCTTCCATACCTGCCAACACTCGACTCATGTACATCATACCCTGCATCATTTAAATCATCTGAAATCTCCTTGTAGGTCTTTCCACTAAGCAAACTCTCTTCAACGTCAGTTTTTACTTCTACAGGCAAGCTGTCAATCTTTCCATGTGTCCTGTTATCAGCCATCAGCCAGTCCTGTTTCCGCTACATTGCCGTCAAGGAAATCAATGCCCTTTTCAGTGATAAAGTACACCGTTCTTTTTATTCCCTGCCTTGCATTCTCGTAATTTTTACACCTTACAAGTTCCTTACTTTCAAGGTAAAAAAGAGTATTTTCTATATCAGCCTCAATCTTACTTTTATTAAGAACCTGTGTAAGTACCTGTGTACTGCACCCGGTAATCCCTGCCTCTTCAAGCGTTTCAAGAATCGTCGTTCTTGCCACTTCCTTTGTAGCTACATCAATAAGTCTACTCATTTCTATTTACTCCCACATCTTCCATATCTCCCTCAGCCAAATTCACTCCCCTTGGAGTAAGCCATATAAGGGAATCTATGTAACTTGCTTTATTAATAACTACCTTAATGTATTCCTTCCCGGCTCCACCAAGATAATACAATGCACTCTTAAGTTCTGTATCAGTAAGCACCCCTGATAGTGGCAGTGATGCTTTTAATACTGAAATAGAGATGTCCTCACCGTAAAAGCCATAAAGCCTTTCAATGATTGCTCCTCTAAGCTCTTTCTTTTTTAAAATATCCAGGCTTCTCACTACCCCTCACTTCCTGTAAAGACAAGTTAAACCGTGTAAAAACATTAGTTTAACTTCCCTTCAACTTCCTTTAATCTTATATCCACCGATTCAACGCTTTTTCCAAGTTTCTCCATTGCATTATTTATTCCCACCATTGATGTACTTATTTCCCTTAGTGAATCGTTCATCTTGTCCATCTGTCTCATAAGAACTTCTTCTCTGTGCATGCTCTCTTCTCTTATCATTATCTCTCGCTTTTCAGACTCTTTTCTGATAAGTTCTTCACGCTTTGCATTTTCACTCATGAGTAAAGCTTCTTTTTCTCTTGCATTAATCTTTGCATGCTCAAGTTCTTTTCTAACTTCATCCTGTTTTGCTTTGATATCTTCATGTAGCTTTACTTTTTCAGCAGTCAATGATTCTTCTCTGTCCTTATCTCTTTTAAAGAAGTACCAGATAAAAACAGCTATGAGAGCCACCTGAAGTCCCAGATCAGTTATACTTTTTAATATAAAAGTTATATCCATCATGCACTCCCGGTATTACTACTTTACAGCAGCTCTTTTTAAATCAAGTACACTTGCCTCAATCTTATCATCAATGTATGAATCTAAATCTAAAATGTACTTATTAACTTCTTCAATCATTACAGGTGATAGCTGTGCCTTTACACTTTCCCTTACTTCCAGTGCAAGTGCCTGCAATTTTTCTCTTGAAACTAATCCTTCTGCTACCTTCTGTCTTAGATCCTTCGCCTTAGCCTGCTCCATAGCAGCTACAGCAGTTCTTGTAAGCCCGGCTATAAAATTCTCTGCAAAGTAAAAAGAGTTCTGTGCAAATGCATTATCTTTGAATCTCTCATCATTCTTAAGTCTCTCCAAAGTACCATCAATATACTTCCTAAGATATGTCACCCCTGAACATAATGCCGATACCACGATTACCATCATTACACTTGTAAAAACATTTAAAACTATTTCTTTCATTTTGTTACCTCCAAATTTATTTATCTTGTACTAATATATATTTGTACTTTCTTCCTATATACTTAGGTGTGCCATTATTTTATGACTACTTAAAAAGACGGTATCCTATGTTCCCATAAAATACCGTCTTGTTTAATCAAACATATTTAGTTGTCCCGGAATATTCTTTCGACCTGATTCATCTCTCACAAGTCTGTATACCGTTGATTCACTTACTCCGTACTTTCTTGCAATCGCCCCCATACTTATGTCTGTTTCAAGATACTCTTTTTTTATCAACCTGTAAAGTGCCGGTCTTCTGATTTCTTCAATCTTTGGCAAGTATATAGGTGTCCCACCAAATTCTTTACAAAGCTTTAGGAGAGCTTCTATCCCTATTACTCTTGCATACTCCCTATTGTTCTCAGATAAGTCCTCCGCCCTAATATCAAGTTCTTCCATCTAAAGCCCTCCTTCCTACTTATTACTTTGCTACTTCGTCAACTTGGCAAACTCCATTGGAATCTACCCACCACATTTCTCCAGGATCACCTATTATATAGCAACTTGTGGCCATTATACCTGTCTCACATAGGTAGTAGCTTTTCCCATCTACTGTTATCCATTGATTAGCAAGCATTGCTCCATCTTTAGGATTGAGATAATACCATCCACCTTCTGATAAAAACCACCCGGTTACCATAAATCCCTCACCATCAAATGCGTACCACCTTCCACCGATTACAAGCCACTGATTCTTAACTAACGTTCCATGTAGTCCATACTTCCACCTACTCCCAACTTGAATCCATCCCGTTTCTGTGTTACTTTTATGTGTTTTACATGCTTCGTAAGCACACCATGAAACAAATTGTTGACACCAGTACACTCCATTATTTTTATACCACTCACCGTACTTTGTAAAGTTCTTACTGCCTGCATTTGCACCCTTGTTGTCAAGATCCTTTTTACTATCCTTTTCAACATAACCGATTTCAGCCTTTGCAACAGCTATAAACTCTTCAACTGTACAAGTATTTGAGTCAAACTGTGGGTAGCCAAATCCATTTATTCTATTATCATTTCCCACCTCATTTAGTGCAAATTCATATGACTTCGCTGCAACACATCCACCATTTCTGCTAAAACCTGTCCCGGCTGAGGTGTTACCCTCAACCGTGAGTATTTCATACCTATTACCGTTTTTCTTAACTTGCGTAACAATTCCGACATGATTAACTCTGCCCATCGTTTTACCATAAAAATAAACAACTGCTCCTATTTTAGGTTCCTTACCAAAGCATCCCATTCTTATAAAGTTTGCTTTCCCTGATGGTGTATATTGTGTATAAGATCCACACAAAAGCTTCTGTCCTGCACTATAAGCATTATCCATTCTTTAACTCTCCTTTATCCTATCAACCATTTCTTTCATTGCTTCGATACACTTTGATGCATTACTTCTTGATAATGCTCTCATATAAAGTGTGTCATACTGTTTTCTTACAAATCCGTTCAGCCTTTCAAAATCCGCCAAATTCTTATTATCTTCCTTCACCCATCCAAGCTGTATAGCCAAAGATATAATCAGTCTTTTTTGTCTATCTGTAAGTACTTCCTGTCTGGGAAACCTAGATACTACATCCTTCCCCATAAGACTATCTGCCACCCTTTCAGCTTCCTCATAACTTAGTTTCTTTAAGCTGTCCTTGCCGATCAGTGCCTCTACATAAGAGTGCAGCAGTTCATTATCCATTCCATGTTTCTTAGCTAAAGCATAAATCTTTGACAACTGAAGCCTTGTTACATTTCTCTCTTCCACCTTACACCGCCTTTAAGCCAATTCTTATAGACTCTGAAACATCAACTACTCCTTCAAGTCTCTCCCTTATTTCTTCAAGCTTTGTAACATCAAAGAATGCCTTTATAAGTTCAAAGTTCTTTATCTGATAGATAAGAAACAGCTCTGTATCAATATCACACTCTTCATCACTTAGATTAAGTGATGTAAGAACCGCTTTTTTATCCTTCTTATAATCACCCTTTAGGCTCTTTTTAAGTAGTGCCCTCTTATCCGCATTTCCTTCACACCATCCGGCAGAGTCAATAACATCATCAATACTTGCTTTGCTTTCATAATCACCCATTTTAAGAGCAATTAAAGCCTTCTTAAAGTTATCTTCAACAACATATTTAACCGGTCTTTTTTCCTTAATCTTTTCTCCTACAAACTCCTTACCAAGCAAACTTTTAAGCTTTGTAAAGTTCTTAATTTCCATACTATTTGCTGTTGTTATACTTGCAATCGACTTATCCGATCCATGCCATTCTGTAAATTTAATATGTCTATCATCTTGAAAGCTTACCGCTCTCTCCTGCATCTCCTTTTTAATGACATCAAGTTCTGCTCCTGCAAGGTCTGCTATCTTCTTCTTCGCAATAGCAAAATCAATAAGTTCCTCAATATCCAATGACCTTAAATTTACATTTGCCACCGCTCTATCACTGTAATTATTTTGCATTTTACATTTCTCCTTTCAGGCTATCGTAATTGTTGACTTCTTAAAGCAAATGCAACACTTTTGCTTAAATCCGGAATACGAAAATCATTCCTTATTTTTATATGTTCTTCCTTTTCAATATCCCCGGTTCTCATTCCTACTATCCTGCCACCGCTTTTTCTTATATACTTAATTGCACTTTCAAAAACTCTATCTGCTACCTTGCTATCATTACCTGCCTCAAACTCTATTACAATCTTCTTTACCATTGTTCTTTTCTCCTTTTCTATCCTATGTTCATTTGCTTTGCTACTCTTATAATTTCCTCTGCCCCGATATGATCAAACAATGCAACCGCTGCAACATAAACATTTACAGCTCCTCTGATTCCATATCTTGTCCCGGCTATCTTATAAAGAAAATCTATTCCCTCATTATCAAGATGTGATTCAGAGAAAATCTTCTCAATGTCACTCTTTTTAATGCTGTTAAGAAATAAAGGCTCTCTCCTTGCAATTCTTGAAAAAATCTGTGCAAAATCAGCTTTACCGCTACCTTTTAATCTTGTATATACTTCCTCGTTACCTACAAGACAGATTCCAACTCCACTCTCATCAGATATACTTCTAAGATGCTCTAATGTCTTTTTTGTTAAGTGCTGTGCTTCGTCAATGATAATCACTCTACCACTGCCTTTAAGCCTGTTTACAAGTTCAATATATATCCTTCTTGAATTTCTCTCCCTTACCCCAACTGCTTCACTAAGTAAGTCATTCACTCCGCTCATAGTTGCAAACGCAGGTGATATAGTGATAAAAACTGACATAGGATTATTCTTTACATATTCCTTTATAGCCATAGTCTTACCGATTCCTGCATCACCGTATATAACCCCTATCTTGCCCTGAAGGTGACAATACTCTATTGCATCCATTACCTTTTTACTTATACCTGTCATTGCAAACTCCGGTGCTCTTGGAGCAAGCACCTTTGTCTCACATATTGAAAGCAATGCTTCAATCTTTGGAATGATTGTATGTGGTGTCTTATAATTTCCACTAAGAAAACTTGATACAGCTCCAGAGCTAAGGCCTAGCTCCTTTGCTATAGTACTTTGACTCTTTCCTGTTTCATCTCTGTACTTCTTCAATGCCTCTATTGCATTCTCTTCACTCATTCCATTAACCAATTTAGTATCTTCTGTCATTTACCTTTACTTCCTTTCCAACTTTTTTATCTTCTCATTGGCCTTACCCCAGTCAAGCTCTAATGCTCCAACTGCAGCAGGTATAGATTCATAATTTTCCTTATCCGGATTACGCAATATCTTTATAACATCCGGATTTAATTCACCATCCCTGTCAAGTACATCACTTGCTGATCCAAGTACCAAATCAAGTGCATCAGTACCTTTGAGATTCTTATCCTTCTTGTATGCCTTAACCAGACCTGCAAGTCTTCTCTGTTCTTTCATTGCCTCGCTTACTTCTTCCTTAGTAGCAAAGTATGAAAGTCCACTTACTTGTTTAGCTGTCAATATATATCTGTCTTCAGAGTCATATACTCTTACTTCCTCAAGGTTTTCAGGATTGTATCTTACAAATACCTGTTCGCCCTGATGATTAAGTATCAGTTCATCACTGATAAAGAATATTTCCTTGTCATAGAACTTCAACTTAACTCCGGCCCTTGTAACCTTTTGAAGTCTTGTTGATCTGAGTAGCATAATATCAAGTACTTCCTTACTTGCTTTTCTTACTTCAACTAATGTAGTTCTGTATACTTCATTAGGACTTCTGCCCCTCATTCCATAACCGGTATTTTCTCTAGAGTTATATACATTCTCTATATACTGACTTACATAGTCCCTGAAATCTTCCAAACCTGTAAGCTTATTCACATCTTTTACTACAGTCTTAAGTCTTTCAGGCTTTTCCAGTACATTTCCTCCGGTATAGCTTAAAAATAGCTTTGAAAACTCCTCTTTAACAGTCCTAAAAGTTCTCTCAATTATCTTTGCCCTTGCATTTTTAACAAGTGCCGTATGGAAATCTATTCCAAGTCTTTCCATAATAGTTTCAGGATCCTGTTCGCTACCTTTCTTTCTAAAGCCTCTGCCACCAATATCAAACGTGAGGAACTCTCTACCATTATCAGTCAGTATTCGCTTAGGAACTCCATACTTTTCTATTCCTTGTCTTAATGCGTATAGTGTTGCATCAGCACTTGGAGCAGTAGTAACATAATGTCCCATTATTTTTCTACTTCTAATATCAAGAAATGCAGTCAGATATACTCTCATAGGCTTTTCACCGTCCGTAATCATAATGTCAAAGGTATGGTTGTCTGATACCCAAATATCATTAGCATACAAATCATCATACTCTCTATGTACATAAGGTAATGCCTTATCCTTCATAGCCTTTTCACCATATCTGAAGTACATCAGTACCGGATCAGGTATTTTCGATACCCAATTTACAAATGTTCTTGTGCTTGGTAGCTCTGTATCAATGCCTTGCTTTTTAGCTTCCATCTTTGTAAGTGCCACACACATACTTACTGATTTTCTGCTCTGATCTAAGTAGTAGTACTGGAATATATCAAATATTCCTTCCGGCATACCGGTTTTATGATTGTTATGTCTTCCTCTCATATCAAGAAGTGCCATCTCTCCCTTATCAGCCATTGCTTTATTCCACTTGTTAAGCGTTGCTCTTGAAAAGGCCATATCCGGATACTGTAGATGTATAATCCTTATGTAAGTACTATCAGCTTCAGCAAGTGATATTCCTTTTGCTTTTTCCTCAAGTCTATATTTATGCCACCCTTCAAGGATTCGCTTCTTTAGACCAAGCTCTTCTCTCTGATCAGCTGTAATAGTCTCATAAGTCAAATCAATTATTTTATTTTCTTCGGAATCATTCTCATCCCTACTTGTTGTGAGTAGTTTTTCCTTCGGGTGAGTTCTTATGTATCTCTTTATCTCCTTATCAGGCAAGGATGCTAAAGGAATTAGGTAAGAAACACCCGACGCTCCACCCCTATTCTTTTCTGTATTTAATTCACAAGCAATTTTTCCTTTTAAACATAAAGCTTTTACATACCTCTCAGAGCATCCCCTTAACTTGGAATACTCAGCTGTAGTCAGCTTTATTCCTGCAAGAATGCTTTCCATCGTACCTCCCGTCCTTGCATTTTTATCATAGTTATGCTATTCTCTAATTGTCATTTACCAGAGTTCCCGTCCTTGTTGATGGGGGCTCTTTTTAAATATATTTATCAACTATTCTTTCAACCTTATACATATCTCTATGCCCCTTCCTTCAGATCAAGAATCTCATTGATTTTTTCCCTATACTTCCATCCACTTTTCTTCCCGGTAATGATATAGCTCATGTAGATCTTGCTACATCCTACCATTTCGGCAAGCTCTTTCTGTCTCATTCCCATATCAATAAGCTTTTTCTTTACCATATTTCCATAAGGTTCCATTGTCTTACCTCCTCTTTGCTATTGAGGTTAATTTTTAAACCTGTTATAATTTTGCTAGGTTGTTTAACTAACCTATCATTAGTATATACGCAGATTTGCGTGTTGTCAATATAATATGCGTAAATATACGCAGGAAAGGGCATTTACTATGTCTCTACTAAATAGGATCAAATCACTGGCCCATGAACAAGGCTTAACACTTCGTGATATAGAAACAAAACTAAACCTAGGTACAAGATCAATGCAAAGATGGGATACAAATAGTCCTGCTGCTAATAAGGTTCTTGATGTCGCAAATTTACTACATACATCAGTAGATTACCTTTTAACTGGACACGCTCCTAACAATACTCATGTAGATCAACAGATTGATATATCCGGCAAATATAACTTGTTATCGGAAGAAGATAAAGTTAAAGTAAATTCGTTCATCGAAATTGCTACTTTAAGCTTTACTAATAATAGAAATAAGATTGATGAAAATGAAAATAAAAATATATACACATTAAATGAACCTAAAACCTCATATGCATATGAAAAATATGTTCCTATTCTAGGAAAGGTTGCAGCAGTCATTCCGATCACATTAGTTGAATCATACCTTGATAAAGTTGCTGCTCCTTCTGATAAAGTAGATTTTGCAACAGTAGCCAATGGTAAGAGCATGGAACCTGTAATTTATGACGGTGAAAATATATTTATTAAGTCAATGCAAAGTCTTGATGATGGAGATATAGGTATTTTTGATATTAATGGAGAAACCACTTGTAAAAGATTTAAATATGATTCAAGTACTAAAACTGTTATTTTAACTTCATTTAATTCTGAGTTTAAATCTTTAACTTATCCTTTAAAAAACTATCAAGATACATTCAGAATTATAGGAAAAGTCATTCTTACAGATGAACAAGCACATAGGTATCACCGATTTATCCAGAAGTAG